AATAATCCAGTTAATCGTATTGATAAATTGATCTTTAATCCCTTTTAAAATAGTCGTAAAAATCTGACCAATTCCTGTCGCTAATCCTTTGAATATATCCCACGCACTTTTGCTTTCCCAATCATCAATGACATTATGCCAAGTGGCGATAATGACATCTGCGACATCACTAAAAATAGTCGCTACTGCTTCAATTTGCCGTGCAATTAATTCAATAACAAAAAGAACGATATCAAAAGCGAATCCAATCGCCTGTCCTACAGCCACACCAACATTTTGAAATAACATTGCTGAATCAGCATTTGCACTAAATAAACCTGCAATGCGTCCAATTGCATTTGACACTTTTTGCCCTGCTGATTTAACAATATCAAATGCACGATAAAGTGGCGTAAGATGAGACTCAAGACTGCCGAAACCTTGTTTTATGCCATTCCATAAATCTTTTAACTGATGGCGGAATTTATAAATTGCGAGTCCCGCCAGTAATAGGATTGATAATGGGCTGAATGCAAAAGCAAAAACCAATCTCAGCATTTTCAATGGATTGATTACAGCCCAAACAACGCTAATTAATGTTTTAAAACCAGCAAAAATCAACATAATTGCTGAACGAATCAACACTAGCGGTTTACCCAATAAAGACATTAAGGAAAGTAAACCACGAATTGGTGCAAAGGCAGCAATAGCCCCCACCTTTAACAAGCCCATCGCCCCACTGACAAGAGAAATCGTTGCAGCCACAGCCGCAAAACCAATTGATGCCCCTATGATATAACCAATCCAACGTGCAATATTTTTATAAGTTTTTAGCCACGCAACAAACTCTTGCCCTAGATCTGCCATACGATTAAAGAGCGGTTCAATCTTTTTAAGAATTTCAACGCCAATGGCAATTTTGATATTTTGTAAAATGGCAGAAAAACGCATCCACGAATCTGTTGTGATTTTGGATACACGTACAGCATCATCTAAATTATTCACCCCACCAATTTCTTTGATGTTATCCTTCAAACTGTCAATTTTTGGCAGTAAATAGTTAATCACCTGCACTGCATCATTTGTGCCGAATGCTTTTGCAAGCTGTTGAGCCTCAACTTCATCAATGGTGTCACCATAAGATTTTTTGATTTTCGCTAAAATATCGGTAATCGGTAACATTCGATTATTCGCATCTAAAAAATCTAAACCCAGTTTTTTAGATGCCTTACCTACACCATTTAAAAACGCGGCGTATTTTGTCCCCGACATTCCCCCTGGCATTACAGACTGCAAGTTACCTAAAACGGCGAATTGCTCAGCCAACTCAACGCCTTTTGATTGACCCGTTGACATTAAATTAGTAAATGCTTGGGAAAGTGACTCACCAGACGATTTGAACATGTTTGCGGTTAAAGTAGCTTGACCAGCCATCATTTCAACCCATTTAGACTTGCCCATACGATCTGCTTCTTGTTGGAAAATCCCATACATAGTAGAGAGATAAGATCCCATTTCTTGCACGCTAGAGCCTGTCGCTTTAGCGAGAATGTTCGAACCTTTAGAAAAAGAAATCAGCTCATCATCGGTTAAGCCGTCAATGGCTCGGGCAATTTCATTGACTGAGTTCACCACTTCATTTGATGCAATGCCGAAACTTGAAGAGAAATCTAGCGCGAATTGTTCAACCTTTTCTAAACCACTAGCACCAATACCTGCGGCTTTGACTTCGTTGATCGCGCGACTAAATTCAATAGCAGGATCAAGCGCGCTTTTTAGGGCGACACCCGCACCGACAATACCTGCCACGCCGATGCCGATATTTTTCATCGCGTCTGCGCCACGTTTGCCTAAATCATCAATAGACTTCATGACACCTTTCAACGGCGCTGAAAGTTGGTCTGTTAAGCTGATGATATATTCAAGACCTTGTACTGCTGACATAATGAAACCCTAAAAGACTTTGGCAATACCGCTTGCGACGGCGTTTGCCTGTTGTTCAAAATACTGTTTGTGTAACCATATTGCGCGTGCTAAGTTGTAGTCGCTGTTATCGGCGTGTGGTAAATAGTGCATACGTAGCGCAATGGCTTGAGATAACCCATTGCGCTCGATACTTTCCACACGCGCAGTTAGTTTTTTACGGTAATTTGAATTTCTGGCACAAACACTTCATTCACTTTCGCTGCTAGCTGTGCCGCCAGTGTTGGCACGTGAATAATTTCAAGCAATGCCTCTTTTTGTTCGCGCGCAACAATCGCCAACAAATAATCTTTGATTGGCGTCACTTTATTGTTACTTTCAATGTCATTTAACATTTGATCGTAAGCCGCGTTATCTCGAATAAAGGTAAAATCAACGCCTGCAACATTTAATGTGACGGAATCTTTAAGATTTCCAGTAAGTTTTTCTAACAAGGATTGCGCTTGTGTTTTTTCCATTTTAGTTTTCCTTTTGGTTTCTACTTTGATTATTGAAATCTGTTATGCACTTGTTTATGGAGGCATACGCTGTGGTGCAAATATCAAGGCGATCTAACGCCTTATTTAAACTCTCTGCTAAATCGCCGTTAGTGCGAATATTCACGCTTAATGCTCTGCATTCGGTGGTTTGTGGGCAAATCAACCGAATATTATTTGGCTTGGGTGCGGTGGTTGAGCACGCCAGCAACATCGTTAGGCACGCGGCCATAAGTCCAATTTTTATTTTCTGCATTGTTTAGCACGTCCTTTAGTTGTTGCTGGCGTTGTTCGGCTTTTTTGTTTGCTTGGTTGAGTTGATAGGTCAATTCCGCATTTTGCGTTTCATACCGTTGCAACATCACTTTATTTTGTTCGATGGTTTGTTCACTTTGTTTAAGTAAAAGTGCGGTGGTTTCTGCTTGCTTTTTATAGTGCAAAGTGGAACCAATACAGCCCACAAACACCATCAAAAACACACCGATAAATAAGGCTTTAAATTCCATATTCCCCCAAACAAATTGCTTTTTCTTTAGCTCGTCGCATTTGCAGCCCTTTAAGCACTCTACCGCCCGATTTACTAAAATCAGGAATGTGATTACACATTAATGTCCAATCTTCCACTTTTGCCGCACGATAAATCGTTGTCGGTAATGTCATACGATGCTTTTTACTGTAATAACTTTTAATATTGGTACAACCAACGTTAAAGGCTAAAGACACCATGGCATCATATTGCCCTTGATTCATCCTTCTGCCGTGAAAATCGGCATTAATGCAATTCTCAGCCTCTTTGATGTTTTGGCGTAAATCAGCTGCCACTTCGTCAATGGTCAAAACTTTGGACTTATCCACGTTGTGGGTATTACCTACGCCATTCGTCCATACATCTGCAGGGCATTTATATGGATTGCGCACACAGCCTTCTAAATTCACAATCATATAAACTGCTTGTGGGCTGACTTTATTTTGCTGTTCCGTTGGCAAGTTTTTTTGCTGAGTAAAAAAAGCGGTTGCGACAGCTGCTGCCGAACATAAAATCATTGCGCCAAATTTTTTACTCATCACTAATCCCTAATTTTTTTGCTTCAATTTTTGCCGCTAACATTTTGTAGGCTAATTCATCTTTGCGGGCTTGTACGTCTTCTTTGTATTTTCGGTAAGCGATCCATACTGATGCCGCACCGAATAAAATACCGAATATCGCTGCCCACTCATTCAATGTAAGCCCTGATACAAAGGCAACGATAGATGCAACAAAAGGCTGAGTACTATCCATTCTGTTATTCATAAAATCACCTTAAAACATTTAGGAAACTGACCGCACTTGCTTGTTTATCATTGTTATACGTCAGCACGGCCAGCACCTAAACTCGGTTAGCCAATAAGATCTCTCGTATCTTCATCGGATAAATACGGCACACCATTAATACGCACGAAATCTGGGCTTGTAACAAAATATTTTAATTTTTTCGTAGATTTAGCCCCGCCCTTCGGATCGATATTTAACACATCTGTTAAAAGAATCTTATTGCCAAAGGTTTCCACTTTGTCGCGAATCCCGCCACGTTGTGCAAAGAAAGTAAAATCCGTTTCAGGTAAACTGCGATAACTTCCCGCTGCGGCGGCTGCAGCTGATAATTTTGAGAAATTTTTTGCATCTAATTCAATTTCGCCTTCTGCCGCCACATCACCGCTGACCCAACCATCAGGGATCCCACGTGTTTGTGCAACGGCACTATTATCAGTAATAGATAAGTTGATAGATTCAGCGTGAATAGGCAACCCGAATAAATAGAAGTCAAAACTCATTCCACTAATACGTTCCATTGTTTACTCTCCTAAGCTGTCTAAATCTAAGAAAATATTTGCCGTAATATCTTTCGGGCAATCGTAAGGGCGAACTTTGATATAAATTGTCACCTTGGTTTTGCTTTGCCACACAATCGTGATGGCATCATCTTTCGGTGGCATACATTCGCCAGGGAAATCCTTGCCGTTGATCGTTGCGGATTTGCTCATATCACGAAGCGGTTTGGCTAAATAATTTTTGTGATATTCCGTACTTGATGTTGTGGAGTTAAAAGAACGATCTGCAATCTTCGCAATGGTTAATAAACGCACTTTACGTGCTACTTTATCCACTACACGCACGTTCTCAATCACTTGATAATCGCCCCCTTCTACATCTAACGTGCGACCGTCCGCCCAGTAGTAACCGTCATAGTCGGGATACCACATCGGCACGGAATAACGTGCAGTTTCAAGTGATTTTAAATGCGCAAGGGTAAGTTCATTGCCGTCTTTATCCAGTGGTTTATTGGCACTGCCTAGGCTCACTAATGCGCCTGTTTGTACCCGTGCGGGGCTGTCTGCCACAGTCACGGCACGATTTGCTAATCGCCCTGCCAATACGCCCGCTTCATTGCCGAATAATAAAGGAACTAAGCAAACGTGATCGGCGACAATGGTTTGTTGCAAAGTGGTAAGTTTCTGTACATATTGATCCCATGATTCACCGTCAGATTGATCATGATTAATACCTTGTACAGCTTGGATAAAGAAAGTACGACGACCGAATTTAGCAAGTAGTTCTGCATAGCATTCTTGCAATTTGCCAATACTTGCTTTATCTACGCCTAAATATCTGGTATTGACACAATATTCAAAAGAGGCGGTTTGATTGGCTTTTTTCACACATTCGACAAAGTCATATCCGTCTTCTTGTGCGATATACACGTGTGCGAACCAGTTTTGCCCCGCATTAAGCATTGCCGCACGCACTTGTTTTTTTAAGTCGGTATCAGTTTCGCCAAATACTTTGTCAAAATCAGAATCGGGCGTTAATGCCAATAACTTTCCTTGATTAGTGGTGCCTACGCCAACAAATAATGCGTGGCGTTCAATTTCCTTGGTTTCGCCACTTAACTGATTAAGAGCGTTAATTTGTACAGATGGGAACATTCTTTATTGTCCTCTTATTGTTGTTATTAGAATTTGGTTATTTTATGGCTGTAAGTGATAGCCTGCCTTTTCAAAGCCTTTCAATAATTCTTCGGTAATAATGTCAGCGTTTCGTTTTAGGTTTTCATCTAAAAATTCTCGCTTCGCCATTTTGTAAGAGGCTAAACCTCGCCGAATATTGATCCCTTTTTGTTTTTCCATCATTCGTATAATTAAACCAGCTTGTCCACGTGACATGGTTTGTCGAATGCTTTTTAAGCGCACTTTTTTATATTTTTGTTTACCTGTTTTGGTTTTCCCATTGCGCACTTGATAACCCAATTCTCTTAGCCGACGTGCTTGTTGTGGTGTTGCTGGCTGATTATTTTGTGCCAACAATTTTTCTAAGGCTTTTTTATCTTTTTCAGTTTGCTCAACAGGAACTTCTAAGCCATATTGGTGAATCGCGCGGACTTTTGCCCAATGAGAGTTTTTATAAAACAGTTTTCCTCGTTCGCCTTGTTGCTCTAATTTAGAATTTAAATTAGCCGCACTTTCTTTCAGCAACTTATTTTTACGCACGCCACCTTTTAATTTTTTCTTTCTAGGCGCCCAAGCTTTGCCCTCTGGCGATTGTTGATGAGTCACATTTTTTTCAGCATTCTTTTTTAATCGCCACAATACTTTTTGCATCACTTGATTACGCATTTTCGGCGTAAGACGTAAATACAGTAATGTGTGCTTTAATTTTTCTACCGTGCCAGGCTTCAGCCCCATTAAAATTTTCATTGTTCAACCGTCGCCACAACATCAATATATTCAGCCGTAAAGACTTCAATTTCATCTAAACGATAATTCACACCCTCAATTTTTAATTCTCCTTCGCTATCTTCCATTGCCGTCAGTGGCTCACGGAAAGCGATAGTAAAGATTAAATCTGCCGTGTTATCATCAATAATGTCTAAATCAAATGGGATTTCACTTTCATCCAATACATCACGCATTGGGTCGTTTTCGTTTACCCACACTTGAATATGCGCCATTAGATAAGCGGGGGAAATTTCGTTGAATGGCAAAGCCTCAAAGTGAAATACACCGTTATAGGAAAGGTGGCACACTTCAATGCCGTTTTCGGTCACTTGTCGCCCTTCATTCAATAATTTGCCGTCTTCAATCCAACTGTAAAAACTCCCGTGATAACGTTTCGGCAATTTTGTGAGTAAAAACTCCGTCAATTGCTGATACCGCATTTTCTTTACAGCAGCCATACCGATCCCCGTTTTTTACCTTTCAATGTGCGGATAGCGTGGGTTGCCTCTGCCAATAGGCTTTTTTGCTCGACCACGTATTCGCGGTTTTGGTGAATTTCACGCCCTGATAGGGTGTTAAATTCAGGTAATAATTCTGCTTTCGCTCTGGCAAATACCGCTTTTTTGTACAGGGTTTCGGCATAATTTTCGCCATTAATCCACTGTGTTGAAATTTCTTGCACAGAATTGACCGCACTTTTACGGTGATTTTCTTCAACCTCGGCAAGATCTAAATTAACGCCTTGCATGGCGGCAATGAGTGCCGTTTTCACCATTTCCACAGGAATTTGTAATGGAATGGCGCGTTGCTTTTGAAACTCTTCCACATAAATATCCGACCAAAAGCCGTTATTGGTGATGACTGTATCATCGTAATCTTGTGTTCTGCCGTTAAACATTGCCTTCCTCGCTGTTTTGGAGTGGGCGGGCAGTGAGTTTTTCAATAACAAGATCAAAATCAATTTGGCTTGGTTCCAAACTCAAGCCCGCCACTTGGGGAAGACTATTCGGGTCGTAATCGCCCGATTTTGCCAATGCGTTTAAACGCATCATGCAACGCTCAATCATATTTTTCACACCCGCTTTCTGATTGAGTTGGAAAGCGCGGTTACATAATTGAATAGCCAGCACAAGTGTTTCGGCATCATTAATACCACTGGCTTGTACTTTTCCTTGAGGACTGCGTAAAAGCAGTGCCGCCGCTAATTTGAGCCACTTCGCCGTGACAATTTCGTGCAACTTCCACTGGGTCGCCACGTTTTTAAAAGTTTGTGTAAAATATGGCTCCACGGGTTGACCCGCTGCGGCGGTTTTATCGGTCCAGTTGTAAATTTGGTCTGCGACAAAGTTTGGCAATGTGGTTTGCCATCCTTGCGGCATAGATTGATTTTGCTCAATTGCTTTTTCAGCCAATGACAAGGCTCGGTCAAAATCAGCAATGTCAAACAAATACACAATGCAATAAACCAAGTAATCATTCTGATAAATTGCCCCTTTATCTAAATATTCATTCACAAACGGCAACCACTTTGGCAAAAAGCGGTCACGCTTGTAATCTAATTTTTCGGCACGTGTCGGGAATGCGCGTACTGCGTTCACATCATTTTGTAAGGCGATTTCAAGCACAGCATAATCATTACCGTGAGTCGCAACCGCACTTTGTTGTGTATTGCTCTCTGATACTTGATTAATGTCTGCTAGTGCTTGCATTTGGCGTTGAAAATCTCGCATTCCCATTTGGTGTTAATTCCTATGCTTCACCGTTTAATTTCACTTTGGTGTGGTCGATAGCAGTCATTAACCCTAAATCTTCCACAACATAGCCTTCTTGTCGGTAGTAAGATGTCACCACACCTTTTTTATCTTCATCGTTACGTAAAGAGCGACGTACACTTTCAGCCTCGGTGTACACACTTAAATTTTTAAGCGTTGTCACTGCTGCAGCACGTGCTGGGAAGTTTGGCGGGGTAATGGCATTCATTCCACCGAATGAGCCCATTAAGTTATGTGAACCTAATGCGGCTTTTTCCGTAGGGGTTAAACCGTGTTTTTTCTGGATGAGTTTCGTTTCTTTGCTGACTAAATCCGCACCAACAAGGAATACTAAGTCATTACGGTTTTGATGACGGAAATCTAATCCTTGTTTTAAGTCAAAGGCTAAATCATCAAGATTCGCGTAATCCGCGTTATCACCAAAAATGGTGATTTTTCCTGACGATTTTGTAGATTCGGTCATAAAGTTGGCCGCACGTTGTTCTTGCAAAAGTTTCAACCAGCCTTTATTCACATCGGACAAATCTGTTTTAGTTGTATTATCTGCTACGCTTTGACCGTTCCAGCCAATTTGCAAGATGTCTAATGCAACTTGGTTTTGGAAATATTCGCTATAAAGCTCCACAAGGCGATCTTTGAAAATAGCGAAGGAATCGAATAATGACCAAGGCACGATAATACCGCTGTCTGTTTCGGCTAATTCAAAGCCATTTTGGGTGTGCTCAAGATTAGCCAAATTACGACCAGTTTGTTTGCGACCCGTAATGCCTTTTTCTGTTGCACCAAATAATTTCTGCCCTTTAATATGCGCTACTTGCACCATATTAATTTGCTTTAAGAAGTCAGAACGCTGTTGAATATTTTCGCCCAACAATGCAGCTTCAGGTGCTTTAAGCGAGAAACTTTCACCACGTAAAATAGAGTCCATTGGCTGATTAAAATGTTTAGCCAATGCCGCTACAAGAGCGTAATACGCTTGTTTATTCATTGTTTAGAATCCTTTTGATAAGTTAATGTTATAGCCGTTTACGCTGTACACATTTTCGCTTTCTACTGTTGGTACACCGCTTGGCACAGGGGTTTGCTCTTGGCTTAATTCGTTGAATTTTTTATCCAACTCCTGAACCGTTGTTAAAAGTTGATTGAACTGCTCTGCTGTTACGCTTTGCGGCTGTTCATCTTTCTTTTCTTCTGGTTTGTTTTCTGGTTCTTTGGTTTCTACTTTGGCTGAAAAATGATTGTCAATTTTTGCGCCTAAACCATTCACCGCATCAATTAATTGCGCGAACTGTTTATCGTTCATTGCATCGTCCTCTTTATTATTGTTGTTATTGGGAGTTGGTTGTTCTTCCGTTTGAGTGGAAGATGAAAATAGTTTTTTAAAAACATTCGCTAAGGTGCGTAATGCCTTTTCTTCTTCAACATCTTCTTTTGCGGAAAAATCTACTTTGATAAATTCACCGCAAACACTGCCTTTTTGCTCAACATTGAAAAATTTTAATTCTGTGGTGCCTACGGATGCTGGGGAATCGGTTACACCTAGACCTGATAAGTAGGCTTTTCCGCTGTTGCGGAAATTCGGGGTAATTTCAATACTGGTGAATAAGTATTGTCCTGCACGGTTGTATTCGATTAATTCTTTATTGGGTGCAATGATGGCAAAAAGTAGAGTTTCGCCTTTTTCGTTTTCTTCAGCTTTTAGCTCAATGACCTGCCCCATGTTGAACCAACGGCGATGTTCTGGCCATAAATTCGCAGTGTAGTGTTCTGGGTCGTAGGTTTCTGCCATTTCGCGCAATTCTTGGGCAGTAATTTGACGACCATCTACGGTGTAGCCTGATGTGGCGATACAAATAAAATCAGTTTTTAGTTTTGATTTGTTCATTTTAGAAATGCCTGTATTTCGCTTTATTTGCGTAAGTGCGGTCATTTTTGCCGATCTTTTTTACAAAATCACGGAGCAAAATTTGGATATCGTAGGATATAGACGGATAACCTGCTATATCCGAACATATCCAAATCTTGCCATTAAATTTTTGCTGTTTTTGTTGCCACAATACTTGCTAAGAACATGAACAAACACTAAAGCGCATTAAAAGACGATGGCTGAACATAAACTAAGAAAGCGAAAAACAAGCCGTTATGATGACGAAGTGATTTATGCGGCAAAGTTTTTATATTTAAAAAAATACACGCCGAAAGAGATCGCTGAAGAATTAGGTTTAAATAGCACACGCCCGATTTATTACTGGGCAGAAAAATACAACTGGCGCAATTTAATCAGCGAAAGCGGGATTGAAGAATTAATCGCCTTGCGAATTATCACGCTGACAGAGCGTGAAAATAAAAGCGATCAGGAAATAAAAGAACTAGAAGCCCTAATCGATAAAGATATTCAATATAAAAAGCAACGTGCCGCAACGGTAGCTAAAGTGACAGCAAAAAGTGCGGTCAATTCTGCGGACGTTTCTGGCAATGAGCGCGCCTTTACTGATAGTGGTGACGGCGATGACCGCAAGAAGAAAAAACGGGTTAAAAATGATATTTCCCACGTCACCCCCGAAATGTGCCAGCCGTTTATTGATTCGTTGTTTGATTATCAAAAACACATTCGCGCCAACAAGCACCACGATGTGCGCAATATTCTGAAATCGCGCCAAATTGGGGCAACTTATTATTTCAGTTTTGAGGCGTTGGAAGACGCGATTTTCAGCGGTGACAATCAAATATTCTTATCAGCTAGTAAGCGACAAGCAGAAATCTTTAAAAACTACATTGTGAAGATGGCACGGGAATATTTCGGTGTTGAGCTGACTGGCAACCCAATTATTTTAAGCAATGGCGCGGAACTGCATTTTTTATCGACTAACAAAAATACGTCACAAGGGAATAGTGGCCACGTGTACGGCGATGAATATGCATGGATTCGTGACTTTCAGCGATTCAATGATGTGGCATCAGCCATGGCAACACATGAAAAATGGCGTGAAACCTATTTCAGCACGCCCTCTTCCAAATTTCATGAATCCTATTCTTTTTGGAGTGGCGACAACTGGCGCGATGGCGACCCTAAACGCAAAAACATCCCATTCCCCACCTTTGCAGAATTGCGCGACGGTGGGCGACTTTGTCCCGATGGTCAGTGGCGTTATGTCGTAACCATTGAAGACGCCCTAAAAGGCGGTGCAGATACGTTATTTAATATTGAGAAACTGAAACAACGCTATAGCAAATATGCGTTCAATCAGCTTTATATGTGCGTTTGGATTGATGATGCAGATTCTATTTTCACCGTTCATCAACTTTTAAAATGTGGTGTAGATATTTCGAAATGGAAAGACTTTAATCCGAAAGCAGATCGCCCTTTTGGTGATCGTGAAGTTTGGGGCGGATTCGACCCCGCACACAGTGGCGATGGAGCTAGCTTTGTGATTATTGCCCCGCCTGCGTTACCTGGTGAAAAATATCGTCTGCTTGCACGCTATCAATGGAATGGGCTTTCCTATGTCTATCAAGCCAATCAAATTCGCGCCCTTTATGAAAAATACAATATGACCTACATCGGCATCGATGCGACGGGTGTCGGTTATGGCGTTTATGAATTAGTGAAAGAATTTGCTCGCCGTGCCGCCACTGCCATTATTTACAACCCCGAAAGCAAAACAGGCATGGTGCTTAAAGTACATGATTTGGTTGAGCATGGGCAAATTGAGTGGAGCGAAAGCGAATTAGATATTGTACCGAGCTTTTTAATGATTAAGCACCAATCAACCAAAAGTGGCAATACGATGACATTTACGGCAGAACGCACTGTGAAAACACAGCACGCCGATGTGTTTTTTGCCATTTGTAACGCCATTAATAAAAAATCCTTAAGTGATAAACCTCGCAAACGTCGCAGATGGAGCGTACTAAATGAAAACTAATGTAAAAACAGACAATAAAAAAGGGATTGTTATTGCCCCAATTAATGACCGCACTTTTTCATTAAATGAAATCAGTGCCTCGCCTGCATTGGATTATGTCGGCATAGGCTTTAATGAAAATTACAATTGCTATTTACCACCAGTAAATCGTCACGCACTCGCAAAATTACCCCATCAAAACGCACAACACGGTGGTATATTACATAGCCGTGCAAATATGGTCAGTGCAACCTATGAGGGCGGTAAAGCATTATCTCGTATGGATATGCGCGCACTTTGCCTGAACTTAATTCAGTTTGGGGATGTGGGGCTTTTAAAAGTGCGTAATGGGTTTGGACAAGTAGTACGTTTAGTTCCACTTTCCAGCCTTTATTTGCGCGTGCGCAAAGATGGCGGCTATTCTTATTTAATGAAAAAATCGCTTTATGATACCGCACAAGAAATCTATCGCTATGATGCGAAAGATATTATCTTCATTAAACTTTACGATCCCATGCAACAAGTCTATGGATCACCCGATTATGTAGGCGGTATTCAATCGGCATTGCTAAATTCTGATGCGACAGTATTTCGCCGTCGCTATTTCAGCAACGGGGCACACATGGGCTTTATTTTGTACTCCACAGATCCCGACTTGACCGAAGAAATGGAAGAAGAGATCGCAAGAAAGATCAGCGAATCGAAAGGAGTGGGAAATTTCCGCTCTATGTTTGTGAATATTGCGGGCGGTCATCCTGACGGGTTAAAAGTGATTCCGATTGGCGATACTGGCACCAAAGATGAATTTGCCAACATTAAAAATATTTCGGCACAAGATGTTTTAACCGCACATCGTTTTCCTGCAGGTTTAAGTGGTATTATTCCGACAAATACGGGCGGACTTGGCGATCCGTTGAAATATCGTGAAGTGTATCACTATGATGAAGTAATGCCATTACAAGAGATTATTGCAGAAACAATAAATCAAGATCCAGAAATCAAAAACTTATTAAAAATCAAGTTCCGCGAACAAAATTTCGCAAAATAAATCTTTGTTTTTAGCCTGTACAAAAAGCCATTAATTGATATAATTAATTGCAGTTATTTTTTGTGATGGCTTTGGGGAAAATGGCAAGAACAACAGATATTTACTGCACTGTTTGCAATTCAAAATCCGTTATCGAAAGATCTGAAAGAATACACAGTGAATTTACAAGATATTATTGTGCGTGTAAAAACCCCCTGTGCGGTCACAGATTTGTCATGAATATGGAATTTAGCCACACAACACGAAGTAGCAAATTAACTAAAGATAAATTACTTGAACTAGTTTTAAGCAAACTTTCAGAAGAAGAAAAAACTAATTTAAGGAAGATATTAGATGAATAAAAAGCCGCTAGAAATAGCGGCTTTTATTTTTATGCTGCGAGTAACTTATTTGTGGCCACCTGCGCCAAAAAGTTGCTTCTGTTTTTATATTCAGGATGCGTTGCTACAAAGCTATCAATGCGTTTAATTAAAAGACTAGGTAAGGTAACATTGATTTTTTCGGCTTTCCCCATTAGGTGAGTTAAATCTACATCTACAAAACTAAATGTAAAGCCTTCATACTCTGGATTTTTAGCATGCTCTTGCAAGGATGTTGGCTGCGGAATTTCATCCCCATCTTCTAACATGCCTTCAATATGAAAGGCTATTGCCTCTTTTGCGTTGATGAACGCCTCTTCTAATGTATCACCTGCTGAAAAACAACCTGGCACATCAGGCACCACCACACCGTATGCGTGATTTTCATCGCCCATTTCTATCCCGATTGGGTATAACATAATCTTTCCTTACTTATTATAAAAAATTGAATAATCAAAAATAGTTTCAATAAAGGGGGATTTTAAATCCCCGCTTGCTTTAATATTGTTTTTACCGTTTTTATTGGTAAATCCTTTTTGGGATGAGGAACAGTAACTCGCCCTTTCTTTGTTGGATGCTTGAATTGATGGTGACTACCGACAACATTTACAAGATACCAACCGTCATCCTCAATTTGTTTAATTATTTTTGCACTATTCATTTTACCTCTTACTTATTAATTTATGGGGTTATTATAACTCTATTATTTTTAATTTTCAAGTTTTTTTAGAGTTATATGGGTTATTTTTTATTATTTGATTCTTTCATCGTATGCAACGACACATAAGACGACTTCAAACTGCCGTAAGGTGCTTTTGGCTCAAATAGCACCAACATTTGCGGTTTATTGTTTTGATCAGTTTCATCGCCTGTTTCGTTGTTGATGAAAGGAATACGTGAATTAGTGATATAGACGATTTCTTTTGCATTACGCACACACATATCGAACCATTTTGTTGATCCGTCTACATTAAGCAACATCACCACCGTTTTGTTATGTAACACGCTTTGCTGGATAGCGCGCAACACAAACGGCAACGGGTTACTATAAGGTGGATTCATCCAACAATAACGTCCTTGCCAATCTGTTGTTAGCGTGTCTTGTTCTGGAGTGATAAAGTTTTTCACTTTGGTGTTGTGTTCCATGGCACATGTATCTAAATCAAATTTTATGTTGAAATATTGTTCTGCATAATGGAAAACCCACCACGGTGTAGCCCATAAGTCTTTGTCTGATTTTTTAGTATTAGATTTAGTCATCATTTCCGCCTTATAAGTCTGATTCTTTAATAAATACGCCATTAATCATGCGTCCTTTGCGGTTTTTGATTTCATCCCAAGCGGCTTGCATACATTCTTCTAATCTCAGACTGGTTTCATCAGCAATAAATCGTAGAACGAGAATAAAATCAAAGAGAAAATCATCATGTCTTCTGCCAAATCGATGTTCTAAATTCGCTATACCATGCAGAGCTCTTAGTCCATCAATAATAACCTCTTCTTTATTAAGTCCATGGTTAGAATCTAATTCCAGAGATAATATTTCTGTTAAATACTTATCAAATTTAAAAACTTCTCCACATTTTTTGAACTGAGAATTTAGGACTGATAAAACAACAAGACAATCACCAATACTATCTTTTATTTTTTCAGCATTGTTTTTAATAACGCCTGAAGTAAGCTCGCCATATTCTTCAATAAGTTTTAGCATTTGTTTCTGCGGTGTAGAACCCTCAATCAAATTACGATCTTTAGCCCATTGTTCAATGTTTGTTATTAACTCTTTCATGTTTACCTCTTAAATAATACGTACAATAAAGCCAACAACCCCACTAATAACCCCAGCAGTAATCGCAAATAGGATTAATTCAAGACGATTTGGCATATTCTGTTTTTCAAGCCGTGCGATTTCTTTTGAAAAATAGCGACAAATAAGACGATTAGTTTCGCCTTGTGTTTTTACCCAACTTGCGGTTTGTTGCGATTGCACAGCAAGATCCCACACTTGCGCTTGTAAATTTTTCAGATCAATTTGACCGCACTTTTCCGCCCGTTTTGCCGCTAAGATTCGGCTGATTTGTTTCTGTTTTCTTTTATTCATTTGCGTTTTCTCCTATTGAATACGTTGTTTTTTATGAAAATCTTTGAGCTTTTGAAGGTTTCTTGGCACAGGGGAAAGCGACGTCATCATGTTTTGATTCCGTTTCACTAACTGCACATCGTTTTCGATGAGTTCTAAGGCTGTATATTTATCTATGGTTAGCCGTTTATACTTGAATAAATAGTCTAATTTTTGTGCGCTAAGGGGCGCGCAGATCGATTGTGTCAGCAATTTGATCTTTTGCTCAAGATTTGAGCGGTTACAGTTACTGACACAAGTCCAAGGCGCACTGCGTGCGCTATTGTTAGCGGTTGAGCTACGCTCAACCATAGATTCTGCGCGTTGCGCAAAATCTTGTGGGCGTTTTTTAATTTGCCATTTTTTAGTGCGTGAAATGACTTGTTTTAGGCTGAATCTATTCGCTAAACCAATAATGGCTTTACGTTGTTCACCATATTTATTCGCTGGCTTGGTTTCATAATCTAGCTTGATGGGTTGATCAGTACGTTTAGCCAGTGCCCCGCCTTGAATATCCATGTAGGCGGCATAATCATTCGCTATACCTGCTGCAGCTTGAGCTTTATCGATAATTTCATCATCGGCTTGACCGCTGATTAATCGGCGCAATTCGCGCCAAACAGAAATTGATGCGCCACCGTAGAATTGGAACTGACGAATACCCCAACGGCTCGCCCATGCACGAACGCGCAATGCGTTATCGTGTAGGCTTAGTGTTGGGTCTTCGTCTGACACTTCGCCTGCAAGGGCGAAACCATCAATATTTTTCGCAATATATTTGGCAATGTAAGCCGTTGCGCTGCCTTTTGTTTTATCGCATTCTTCCACCTTGCAACGGTGTTCTGCTGCACCTTTTTCATTACCGTCTAACTCTAGGGCTTTTTGTTTAAATAATCGGATGACTTCTTCTTTGTGTTCTGCCGGCACGTAAGCTAACGCATGCCAGTGTGGCGTACCGTCTTTGTGCGGCTCTGCCACTCGCATACCATAAAATTTAATATCACGTTTTGCTAACAAAGCACGGAATTGTTGCCACACTTTGTTTAGATAGTTTTGCGTATCTCGTGGATTAACTCCCGACCATTTTTTGTTGCTGTTTCCTGCGTGGAATGATGATGGCGCAGTGAGTGTTAAAAATAAGGCTTCATTGTTATTTTCTTCTGCCCATTCTTCCAGGCCACGCAAGCGCACCATCATTTCATTACGACGTAATGCGGGGTTAGATGATGATTTCAAGAACATATCGAAAAGTTCGACCTGTTCTTCGGGATTGTCGATGTTTTCAATTATCATGGCGCGCAAGTAATCGTGATTCTTGCGTTGTTGCAGTTGCCATTCTTGGAAACTTTGATTGGAGATATAACTGGCGGCGTTGGCACGCACTTCACCGCAGGCAATGGCGATATGTTCGACCATACGTTTTTGTATGTCTCTCATTTGCTTAAACCACCATTTTTCGCAGGTTAAGCGAATTAAGGTGCTGTCGATATATTCTTCTTTGATGTATTTGTGGTTTTCGATTTTTTCCCAGTGAGGGATTTTGAAACCCGCAGACAGGGCGATTTCGCCACACCATTTATAGATCTGATAGAAATAACCTTGAATATCGCCCTCATTGTCTCCAATGCCATTTTTTAAAAAGTGTGTACAATCAAATTGAAATTGAGTAAATGCCGTAGAAATTTGATACGCCATCTTTTTCAATTTGCTTTCTGTAATTAAATAGAAAGGTAATTGTTTTTGCTTTTGTTGGATACCGAACACTTGAAAACGGAATCCGCTGTAATGCAATTCGTTATAGTGTTTTGCGAGCTCTTCACGTGTTGGCACCGTGGAGAACTGCACGGCTTGTTGCATTTCATTTTTAACAGATAGCAACCATTGCGGTGTATTGATGAATGCTTGTAAAAAATCTACGTTCACGCTGTACTGTGAAAAGACTTTTTGCAAACGCACATCTAACACATCGCGCAAATAATCGTTCGCGTGGCGGCGTTGTTTATTGCCGAGGGCAAATGCAATCGAGCCATCGTCTTTTACTGAACGATAGGCTTTAAGATAAAGTTTACGGAAATATTCACGCTGACGTTGGCGAGGTAGGTTTTCAAGTTTTTGTTCGATAAACTCAAAATCAACTGGATTGGTGGCGAACAATTCTAGCTGCAGTGGCGTATAGCAGCTTTCATCAAAAGGCAGTAAAGTGCGGTCAAATTTATGCCCATTTTCTGCGGCTTGATAACGTTCACAGGCAACCACCGCCATATGTGCCTTTTTGGCACTGACGGTGTTATCACGTTGCTGTTCCCACATTGATTGCATAGCTAATCTTCCCACATCCCAGCAATCGACCCTAATGCGCTTAAACGATCACATTTGCCGTCTTTTGCCCAACGGCATTCTTCAAATCGTTGATGTTCTTGATTGTCATAAAATGAACGAATCGAATAGGCATATCCGCCAATCAGTGGGTATGGTTCATTAATAGCAAGCAAGCTCACATCCGCAAAAATATAAGCTTTAAAACCGTTGTTAAGACGGACTGGCGCACCTTGTAATGCTTGCTCTAAATTAAATTTAGTCATAAATATTTATTTTGTATGAATTAAATTAATAGATATAGATAAAAAAGGGTTTATTCCTGCGCATAAGTAGCTTGAATTTCGGCGATGCGTGTTACTTCACTGAGCATGGCTTGTAGCACGTTGCGCATATCTTCAATGGTTTCTACTTTCTCACTCATCAATTCACAGTAAATCAGCCTGTCCAACAAGGAATGTGAATCATTACATACTGCGCCGCCTTTGCGCTGGGAAGTGCCGTTTTCATTGAGTTCAATTTTGTACATGATATAAGCGTGGTTTTCATTCAGCTTAAGGGTACAACGTTCAAATAATTCAATAATTTGTTCTTGCATAAGATTTTCCTTAATGGGCAAATTTGGTGTAGTTGATCCAGTTGTCTCCCGCCGTAATATATTTGCTGAAATAATAATCGGCGGCTTCTTCATCGCCTTGGCGTTTTGCATTGAGCCATTTTGCGTATAAATGACAGGCTTCTTTGTGCCAGCGATCGGCGTATTTTTTGATAATGGTTCGGTTTTTCGTTGTCATTATTTCCCCCTTGTGTGTGGGTCGATATTGTAAAAATCACGACGGGTTAAAGCGCGCGGAAAAGGCGTGCGAAGCGCTGACATGGCGTGAAAGGCTTTGGTTAATTTATCAATGCCTTTTTCGTTGTAATGCCATAACTTATCGCCAGTCAGATCGGGCGAGATGTAATCTTCAAAAGGTTCAATATCTGCTAACGCTTTTAACATCGCTTTTTGCTCATCGGAAAGATGATTAAAAGCGCGTTCAGTGGGATATTTACTCAAGCCCATTTCATGCAAGGCTTCTTCGCTATTTCTTGCTTTCGACATGGGCACACCGTTTAAACGATGCCATTTTTCTATCGCACTTTCGTTTTCAGACACATACATTGCCGCGCCCTCGCTTTTTTATTTACCTGTTTTGTTGTATGCTTGCCCTAAATTGAATAAACGATTACTTAATTTAAGGATCTCAGAAGATGAACGATCAGATGCAAAAAACGCTTCAAGATATGCAAGCACAGCTTTATCAACTTCAGTTACAGCAGGGGCTTCAAGAACGCGTGATTGGTTGTCTTTTGCGTGGGCTTGCACGCCACCCTGATGTGATTGATGATGTAGAGAATGAGCTTCACGCGCTGATTGACGTAACCCATCAAACACAGCCCGAATTGCTTGATGTGCTTGTTCCGTTTGTTGAGCGTTTGACGAAACGGGATTAGGTTGATTAATTACAGCAGTGATTTCTTTGATTTGTTCAATGGTGATTTCGCCTTTTTCGACTTTTTCTTGAACAAAGAATTTTAATGTTGATGTTTTAGTCATTGTCTTCCCCTTCTAACTAAAATCTTTTGGAAACTGACCGCACTTTTTTAGTGCGGTTTTTTATGCTTGCATTGCAGCTTCTTTAGCGAGCGCCACCATGTTGATTAATACGGTGCCTTTCTTCCCCTCTTTTTCTAAAATTGGCAGTTTGCCCGCCGCTCTTAAATTTTTCACTGTACTGTGTGAAACCCCAGTAATTTCAGCGAATTTCTTCATGGTTACGTAAGGCGCAACCACCTGTATATTTATACAAATTGCATTTTGACTGGTCATTGCTTAAACTCCTTCTTGGTTAAATAAGGTTAAATATGATTTATGTCTCATTTGCGTAATTATAATATTATGGCTCATTTGCGTATGTCAATATGAATTTATGTCTCAAATTATGAATAAAATAGAATTTATTGGCGGGAAGGATGTTATAGACCGCATTCAAAAAGCATATGGATTTGCAAAAAGAAAAGACTTAGGTGAATACCTTGGAATCTCTGCAAGTACCTTTAGCACTTGGGTTTCTCGTGGTTTTTTCCCTGCTGAATTGGTGATTCGTTGCGTCTCTGAAACAGGGGCTAGGTTGAACTATGTCGCCTTTGGAGAAGAGCCGATTTTTGATAAATCAGATGACTTGAAATATTTTAATGCGATTCGCCTAGAAAATGGAAAATCTTTCATAATAGAAAATAAACCCTTTCTTTTGCCATATTTACCGAATTTAGACTGCCGTGAAAGTTATGACAAAGTGTTTTGTATTGATGAAGACAATCACACCTATTTTGCGACTAGCGATTACGGCAATTTAGTAGATGGTGAGTACTTCGTCATCGTTGAAAACTCTCATCTTATCCGTTATATCACCGTGTTACCTGCAGGGAAAATCCGTGTAGACGGCGGCAAATTCAGTTTTGAATGTGAATTGAGTGATATTGATGTGGTGGGGAAGGTGATTTTGAAGATGGAGAAGATGTGATGAAAAAAATATTTAAACGCGCTTTTCTAATATGGTTAATTCTAAACTGCGTTTCATTTTTTATCATTTCCAAATTTATTGTATTGGAAGGAACAAATATTGGTAGCTGGATTTTACTTACCAATATTATTGTGACTATTTTTATAATAAAACAATGCCGCCCTAAATTAGAAAGTTACAAAGCAAATTTAATATCAAATAACCGACAAACAAAATCAAATTATAATGATGAATTTTTTACTTTATGGGAATCTAAAAAACCTATAGAAATCACATTTAAAGCAGATCACGAACCTAGAACAATTTCTCATAATGTCATTAGATATGCAATATCGCCTAAAGGCTACCATAAGATATTTTATATTAATAAAGAAAGACAAATAATAAAGGTTGATGAAGATGATATTGAAACAAAATTTCTTTATAAAGGGAAACATTACTCTCTATTTATTGAAATATTAGAAAAAATTATAAGTGAAGAAGAGCTATATTTGCTCAGAGAGAAAGAAGAACGATTCTTCGAGGAACTTTCAGAAAGAATGGAACAAGAACGTTTAAAAGCTGAAAAAGAATATCAAGCTCGAGAAGATTCAAAACGTATAATTTATCCATTCCCACCAAAAGAATTAAAATTCTCAATTTATGGCGATTATTTTGATAGTAATTTACCGCCAAACCATTTAAGAATTACATTACTTTGTGATGGGCTTTATGGCTACCCTGATACTAAAGAGGTTTTAGCATTAACTGGTATTTATGCACAAACAGGTGCGCGTGTAAATATCAGAATTAATGCGATTGTTACAATGATTGGCTTTGATGATAAAAAATATAGCCGTGAGGAATTTTTAGCTTTAGCCAAAACTTTTAATCAATAATGGCAGTTCGTAAAGACACTAAAAACGGTAAATGGCTTGCAGAAGTGTATGTAAGCGGCAAGCGTTCGCGTAAATGGTTTTTAACTAAAGGCGATGCGTTGCGGTTTTACAATCAAGCCAAAGAACAAACGACAAGTGCGGTTGATTCTGTACAAGTTTTAGAATCAAGCGATTTGCCCGCATTAAGTTTTTATGTGCAGGAATGGTTTGATTTGCACGGTAAAACGTTGTCAGACGGTGAGGCTCGTTTAGCCAAACTAAAGAACTTGTGCGCGAACTTGGGCGATCCGCCTGCCAATGAATTTAACGCTGAAATCTTTGCCGACTACCGCAAACGCCGCCTTGATGGTGAGTTTTCGGTAAACAAAAACAATCCCCCGAAAGAAGCCACAGTAAACCGTGAACACGCCTACTTGCGAGCAGTGTTTAACGAACTGAAATCATTGCGTAAGTGGACGGCAGAGAATCCCCTTGATGGTGTGCGCTTGTTTAAAGAACGAGAAACAGAATTAGCGTTTTTATATGAGCGGGATATTTACCGTTTATTGGCTGAGTGCGATAACTCCCGCAACCCTGATTTGGGCTTGATTGTACGAATTTGTTTGGCAACTGGTGCACGTTGGAGTGAGGCGGAAACGCTGACCCAATCACAAGTTATGCCATATAAAATCACCTTCACAAATACGAAATCAAAGAAAAACCGCACTGTGCCTATCAGTAAAGAATTGTTCGATATGCTACCGAAAAAACGTGGCAGATTATTCAATGATGCTTACGAATCCTTTGAAAATGCTGTTTTGCGTGCTGAAATTGAGTTACCCAAAGGGCAACTAACCCACGTTTTACGCCATACATTCGCCAGCCATTTTATGATGAACGGTGGGAATATTTTAGTGTTGAAAGAAATCCTCGGACATTCAACTATCGAAATGACAATGCGTTATGCGCACTTCGCCCCATCGCATTTAGAAAGTGCAGTCAAATTCAACCCGCTTTCTAATCCAGCACAGTAAAAAGGGATTGTTTTTCAAAAAATCCCTTGTACTTTTCCCTCTATTTTACTGGCGATTGGCTGGCGGTTCTGTCTTATATTTACCTTTATATGCCCTTATTTGCACGAGCAAGCAATTAATGTTGCTATAAGTTATTGTTTATACTGGTTTAACTATGGTATTTAAAATCCCTCGCCTTTCGAGGCGTGCCAGTTCAAGTCTGGCTTCGGGCACCATTTAAACACCAATCTAAAGATTTTAAAATTTACTTTAAAATCATCTAATTGGGTCGTTAGCTCAGTCGGTAGAGCAGCGGACTTTTAATCCGTTGGTCGAAGGTTCGAATCCTTCACGACCCACCACTT